AAGAAGTTGACTATATGCTTGATGACGTTTTAAACGAGATGTTCGAAGAAGTGCTTGTAGAAAAATCTCTTGAGGGCCTAAAGAAGAAGGCAGAAAAGTCTGGTATTTCTTATGGCATTCTCAAGAAGGTCTATGATAGAGGTATGGCTGCTTGGAGAACTGGTCATCGCCCAGGTGCTAATCAGCAGCAGTGGGCGTATGCTCGTGTAAACTCTTTCATTACAAAAGGAAAGGGTACATGGGGTAAAGCTGACGCTGACTTAGCCGCTAAAGTTCGTGGTGAAGAAGTTGAACTTGGTGAAGAGAAAGTCCCTAACGATGATTTGAACTTTGTAAAGACTGGTGGTCAGTTTGGTAAGAAAAGAAGGTTTCCCACATATATAGTTAAAAAAGAGGGAAACAAGTATAATGCATATGATGAACAAAATGATATGCAGCTAAAAGCGGGAGCCAATACTTTAGAGCGTTTGGCAAAAATGCTGAGTCCTTATATACAAAAGAGAACTGGTAGTTGGAAATTTGAAGAAGTTGACCTTGATGAAGGTGCTGTAGATACTGCAAGAGCAGCAATCAAAAGAGAAAAAGAAGCTGATAAAAAGAAACACGATGCTATAATGGATCGTGCTAGATTAGCAGATACAAAAGCAACAAACAAAAAAGAAGAAGTTGAGATTGATGAAGGTGTGAACGATCCAGGCATCTTCAAAGCTGTATTTCTTGCAGGTGGTCCGGGGTCAGGCAAATCATTTGTTGTTGGTAAAACAGCATTGACTGCTTTAGGATTGAAGCTAATTAATTCTGATGATGCGTTTGAAGCACAACTGAAGAAGGTTGGGTTGAAACCAACACCTGAAGATATCTTCTCACCTAAAGGTCAAGAGGTTCGTGCCCGTGCGGTAGCACTTACAGGTATGAAACAAAAACTTGCCTTGAATGGTCGTTTAGGGCTTGTCATTGATGGCACGGGTAAAGATTATCCTAAGATTAAAAGACAGGCTGACGAACTTACAGGACTTGGTTATGATATTGCAATGATTTTTGTCAACACAGACCTTAAAACTGCACAGGCTCGTAACAAAAATCGTGAACGCACATTACCAGAAGATGAAGTTGAGAAGATGTGGAATGCTGTTCAGCGAAACATTGGTAGATTCCAAAAACAGTTTAAGCAAGACTTCATCGTAATTGATAATTCAGAAGGCGTGAGAGATTTTGATGCTGCTACAATGGCTGCATATAAAAGAATGTCAGCGTGGGTGAAGAAAACTCCCAAGAGGTCAGCAGCGAAACAATGGATTCGTGATGCACAAGCAGCAAAACAGCGTGATATGAAAGAAGCAAATAGTTGGAGAACAGATGGTCATTATCTAGAGAATGGTGAAGAATGGGATGGTGACCAACATGCTTATGAAGGAGAAGTTTATACTGGTGCAGAACATGGTCCAGATAGCAAACGTCTCTATCACTATAAAGAGCTACCATCAAGCATTCGTGCAAAGATTGATGCTGCATTAAAAGAAGACAATCGTGAGAACATACAAGTAGGTGATTTCGAAACGAAGCATTTTGATATGTGCCCAAGTGCTGTTGCTCTATATAAGAAGCTAGAGCCTACTGACGAAGTTGTTAAATCTGCTAAACTACACGATACTCTTTTTGGTATTGAAAAGGAAGTCATTGAAACAGAAACAGCTACACAAGATGATTTGGATACTGCAAAAAAGATTGCTGCTCAAATCATGTCAATGGCTAAGGCAATGGATAAAGAAGAAGAGCATAGTTATGTGCAGAGTCATGTAGATAAGATTGCTGAATATGTGAAAGACGTTAAAGAAGAGAAAGAAGAAGAAGTTGATCATGATAAGTGTGGAACGCCAGATTGTTGCGGGCAATGTGATACCGCAACAGATGATGTGAATGAAGCGTTTAATGCTATGATTAGCGATACGATGTTTCAAGAACAACAAGTAAAGGCTGGGTTCAAATCTTCAGATGACGTAGATGAATCTAGAATAGGCTTTATGTTAAACAAAGACAAATACAAGCAGGCTGTCAAACTCGTAAAAAAAGAGAAAGCGAAAGATAAGACTGGAAGACATTCTAATTCTTATTGGGCAGCAGAAGTCATTCGTATGAATAATCTCAAACTAGACCCTAGACTACTCGCTAAAATGGTTGATGAAGAATATGGAGCAGGTGAAGAGGGTACAGATGAGTTGAACACTAAGTATAAGAAGGACACACCCGGTCAATGATAAAGTTTGGGCAACACGCTGACGTAGAAAGAGCGATGTATTTTATGGAGGCGAATAAAGTTTCGCTTATCGATAACGTATATCGCCCTCTCTCGGAGTCGTATTTTGAGTTCTTTCGTGAAGCAAGAAAGAGTTACAAGGAAGGCAACCTCAAAGTATCTTCTCTTGATGCTCAGGTGCTAGAAACCGATCTTGGTGAGATGGCAGACTATCAAGGGGAAGATGTACCTCTTGATTGTCCGCTTGTCGAAGAAGATGAACCAGAACTCAATAAGCCAAAGCGTGGTGGTCCAAAGAAGTTCTATGTGTATGTCAAAGACCCGTCTACAGGTAATGTAAAGAAAGTTACTTGGGGTGATACAACGGGTCTTAAAGCTAAGATCAATGACGTTGCTGCTAGAAAGTCATTCGCTGCAAGACATAAATGTGATACGAGAAACGATAAAACGAAGCCATCTTATTGGGCGTGTCGTCTACCACGATATGCTAAGATGCTTGGTATGCAAGTAGATAATCCTAGTTCCTGGTGGTAAAATATGAAGCCGTATATAGATTATGAAAAAGAAGGTGATGTTTGGATTCGTGAGTTCGACGATGATACGACTGAACTCGAATGGCACCGTGATGAGGCAGATAGACTTGTAGAAGTTATTGAAGGTGATGGTTGGATGTTTCAATACGACAACGACTTGCCATTTAGTATAAATAGTTCAAATACAATATTCATACCCAAAGAAACGTTTCATCGTCTTCATAAAGGTAAGAACAAGTTAAAAATTAAGATAAAGGAATATTCAGATGGCTAAAGATATTGATTCGGGGAATGTTGAAAAGGCTTTGAAACATGATTGTGCAAGTCACGTTGTTCATGAAGAATGGGGTGCTGGAAGATGTATTCCTGAAATGCACACCATCGTAGAACAGGAAGACGGCACAGGTTTTGTAACTCATTATGATATCATGTTCGAACACGGTATTGAAAACAATGTAGCAGTTGAATCTGTTAAAGTGACAAAATCAGAAGCACATCTTCATTCGAGTAAGAAAAAGAAGATGGATGAAAAATTTGCAAAAGTCACTAAGAAGACTGATGACGGTGATGGTATGGACCCTGTTGGAAAAGGCGATGCTGACATCGACAACGACGGTGACGTAGATTCTTCTGATAAATATTTGAAGAAGCGCCGGGGAGCAATCTCAAAGGCTATCGCTAAACAAGAAGCTAAAAAGTAATTACAAAACTCAAGAAGGAGATACGCCATGGCACTCTGGGGTACATCAGATGCTGACGAAGCAAAACCAAAGTATTTAACAGACGCACAGAAGAAGCAGGTCTATGCTACATCCGCTGGTTGGGTCGCAGAGCCTGGTCTTTCTGGTAACGGCAATGCAAGCGCCCAACCAGAAGTTCTAGTTGCTATTGGCGCTCAAGCTGTTGGCATTGGTGCTGCTGATATCACTGAAATCGAATTCATCACAACGGCAATCGCAGCAGATACCGCTGCTCCTCTGTCAGTTCGTGTTCGCTTCAACGAAGAAGTTGATGTTAATACGACTGGTGGTACGCCACAGCTAACTGTAACGAATGATAGCGCTGGTACAAGCACCAGTGTCAATATTGTTCTGCCATATGCTTCTGGTACAGGTACAAACGAACTTGTATTTACGCACACATGGTCAGCAGGTGAACTACTTGCAACAGACGTTGTGTCTATCGGCACTAACGCTACTGCTCTAAATAGTGGTACGATTAAGGATAAGGGTACTTCTACTAACTCCACTATCACTAACTCAAGTGCTATTGGAACAGCAGCAGGTACAATTACTGTATCATAATTATTTGTAACACTGTGGATTTATCATGGAACTAACTGAAGAAACGTTTTTACTATACGCAGCGAAGTACTATGAGAATCCGCAGTGTTCAAGTTATGAAGAGTTCGAGGACGATCTGAAACGTATACAGTATCTCAAGCGACTCTTCAATCGTTATGAAAGTTCAGGTGAATTAAAGGAACGGCTAATACTCAACCATATTATAGTCCTCTACAACTGTTTTGGTTTAGCAGCGACAAATATCTTATTTTTAAAACTAGAAGAACATTCAAAAGTTCTAAAGCCGTTCCTCCTGAAACTTAACTTTATGCCTGACTTTGTAGCATACAACAAAAAACGTGTGCTAAGTACTGACATAGCGATGGATGCAAATGTAATAGAGAAGATTAGGAGAATCTAATGATTGTCGATTTATTTCTCGTATACAACATGGTTAAAAGACTTGCCACTCCTTTCAATGAGTGGGAAGCGTATAAACTTGGAATAATTGATGAGCGTGGCAATCTCCTAAAGAGCAGAAAAGACTTACGCACAATCAAAGAGCGAAATGCTTTTGGTCTATATGATTTAATGATTCTAAAACTAAAGAGACTAGTTGAAAAGGTTCCTGGCGGTAAAACAAGATTGGGTTCATATGCTGCTGCTTTATATCTTGTCAAAGAGGGCAAACTCTATAATGAAGAAACTCCTGATAAGATTCTTGAAGAAGGATTCATGAAGCATTATACTACACTCTCAGAGGATGATATCAATCTTCGTTTTGAAGAGATTGTTAATACTGCCGGTGGAGGTAATGTTGCTGGTCTACCACCCGATGATCCAGTGGTATCTAAGAAGTCACAGAAGAAGCTATTGAAGCGGAAAGAACTTCAAGGAGTTAAATAATGCCTATTTTCATTTTAATTTTTATTCTTATGGGTGTTCTAGGTGGTATTGGCTATGGTGGTTTCATGTATTATGAGGATACGCAAGAGCGCCTTGCTATCTATGCTGAGAACCAAGCGAAGCTAGAACAGGCTGTTGAAACCTCTCAAGCGACAATCAAACAGATGAATTCTGATATTCAACAGCAACAAGCACTGAACAAAGAACTTCAAAGCAATCTTACAAAAGCAACTGAGCAGCAAGATAAGCTGCGAAAGGTTCTATCGAAGCGTGACCTATCGAAAGATGCGCTGAAAGACCCACAGAATCTTGAAGAGAGGATGAAAAATGCAACTACAAAAGTTTGGGCTCGTATTGAGTCTCTTAGCGGTAACGATGCTCGCCAGCGGATGCTCGACAGGGAGAAAGCCGCTGCCAGCAAAAATAGTAACGCAGACGGAGTACCAGTCAAAGCAGATTCAGGAAGCGGCACCGCCAAAACCAATTGAACTGTATGACGTTGATATTCGAGTTGTAAGCGAAAAGAACATTGATGAGTTCTTAGAAGAGTTTAGAGACGAAAACGGTCAACTCGCTATTGTTGCATTTTCTATTCGTGGATATCAAAACTTAGCACTAAACGTATCTGAGTTGGAACGATATATTCGCCAACAAAAGGAAGTTATTCTTTACTACGAGAAAGCGATTAAACCAGCAGATGACGGATCAGAATCAGGACCAACTGAGCAAACTTCAAAGTGAAATGAGCAGTATCAAAACTACAGTAGAAACCAACAGACTTCTAGTTGATAGACTAGATAAAGCAATTGAAAAAATGGCTGAGGTATCTGGTCATATTTCAAAGCTGTTGGCTGTACATGAAACTCGTATTGAAAATCAAGATGAAAGCATCAGCATCACTCACAAACGAATTTCTGAATTGCGTGATGACCTCAATCACACGATGGAACGTAACTACGACTCTATCGTAGCAGAGTTTAAAGTTGTCAAAACAATGTTTGAGAAGCATGAGAAGCGTATCATCATGCTTGAGAAGTGGAAGTATGGTGTAATCGCCTCTGCCGCTGCTATTGGATTTTTAATGTCCAAGGTTGATATTTCTGCCATGTTTTAGGTTGACTTTTCCTACATATGCTGTATAATAGCTTTATCGCTGTTGATGTAAGGAATAAGTTATTGAATCCTATTGATATGAAGTTCGCTAATCTCCTGTCAAATAGACTAGAGAGATTCAGTGTAAAGTCTATGCACCCATACAGGGTCAACTGTCGTTGCCCTATCTGTGGTGATTCCCAAAAATCGAAGACGAAGGCTCGTGGGTGGATACTCGAAAAGAGTCATGAATTGACTGTGTTCTATTGTCATAATTGCAATGCAAGTCATAATCTTCGATACTTTCTCAAAGTAGTTGATCCTATGCTATACAATGATTATGTTGCAGAACATGGTCTTGAGAAGCTATCGACTAAGAAGAAAGAGCCTAAAGCGCTAAACTTCAAGACACCTAAGTTTCGTAAGAAAGGTTCGCCTCTTCTAAAACTCAAAAAGATTTCTCAACTGATGCCTAATCACAAGGCAAGAGTGTATGTTGAGTCTCGCAAAATCCCCGCAAGCAAGCATTATAAATTATACTACGCTTCAAAGTTTGTTGAGTACGTCAACTCTCTAGTACCAGGCAAACTAGAGATGAAAGAACACTCTCGACTTGTACTACCATTTATAGATGCTAGAGGAGAGGTGTTTGGATTTCAAGGTCGAGCGTTCGATAAAGACCAGCTTAGATATATAACTATTATGCTGGATGAATCTAAAGAAAAGGTATACGGGCTACAAGATTTAGACTATAATAGCAAGTATACAGTCGTTGAAGGACCAATTGATAGTCTGTTTCTAGACAACTCTATTGCGATGGCTGGTGCATCTTTTAACACGCTACTGAAGCCTGAAAATGCTACTATCGTGTTTGATAATGAGCCAAGAAACAAGCAGATTGTTGAGAAGATGGAGAGGTGTGTACAATACAAATATAGAGTATGTATGTGGCCTGACACTCCAGGCAAAGATATAAATGAAATGATAATCAACGGGATGAAATCTGCCGACATTCAACTTATTATAGATAGTAATTCATATAGAGGATTGGAAGCTGAGGTGAGACTCGTCACATGGAAAAAGATATAAGGGAATAAGAAATGGAACATATGGGTATCACCGTTAGCCCGAATAAAGACCAGTTGTTCGATGATTTGGGAATCCGTCGTCTCAAAGAATCGTATATGAAAGAGGATGAACTAAGTCCACAAGAACGATTTGCTTTTGTTTCTAAAACATTTGGTTCTAATATTGAACACGCTCAAAGGCTATATGAATACTCATCAAATCATTGGCTAAGTTATTCTACACCCATTCTATCATATGGTAAATCGTCGAAGGGATTGCCTATCTCATGCTACTTGAATTGGATTCCAGATACTGCGGAGGGATTAGTTGATACGCTTTCTGAAACTAACTGGCTTAGTATGCTTGGCGGTGGCGTGGGTGTTGGGTTTGGCATTCGTTCTGCTGGTGATAAGTCTACGGGTGTCCTCCCACATCTAAAGATGTATGATGCTTCTTCTCTTGCATATCGTCAGGGCAAGACTCGTCGTGGTTCTTATGCTGCTTATCTTGATATTGACCACCCAGATATTCTTCTATTCCTTGAGATGAGAAAGCCTACTGGCGACCAGAACTTCCGTTGTCTCAATCTTCATCATGGTATCAACATCTCCGACAAGTTTATGAATCTTGTTGAGAAGTCTATGCTTGATCCTAATGCAGATGATAGTTGGGAACTCAAAGAACCGGGTAGTGATGAGGTTAAAGAAGTTGTTCCTGCTCGTGAGTTGTGGCAGCGTATTCTTGAAATGCGTATGCAGACTGGTGAGCCATACGTTCACTATATTGACACTACAAATAGAGCGCTCCCAGCATGGCTCAAAGACAAGGGTTTGAAGGTTAGACAATCCAATCTCTGCTCTGAGATTACACTACCTACAGACAATGACCGTACTGCTGTTTGCTGCTTGTCTTCGTTGAACCTAGAACACTTTGATGAGTGGTCACAGAACGAAATGTTTCTTCAAGACGTTCTAGAGATGCTTGATAACGTACTACAAAAGTTTATTGATGATGCACCCGACTTTGTTTCGAGAGCTAAATACTCTGCTATTCGTGAACGTTCTGTTGGTGTTGGCGCTCTTGGATTTCACGCTTTTCTACAGAAGAAGGGTCTACCATTTGAATCTGCTATGGCAAAGTCTTACAATATGCGTATCTTCAAGCACATTAGAGAAGGGTTAGACGTAGCAAATATCAAACTTGGTACAAGTAGAGGAGAAGCACCTGATGCTAAGGGTACTGGTCGTCGTTGCAGTCATGTCATGGCTGTTGCTCCTAATGCATCTTCTTCCATCATTATGGGCAATACATCTCCTTCTGTCGAGCCTTGGAGAGCTAATGCATACAGGCAAGACACACTAAGTGGTGCATTTCTAAACAAGAACAAGTTTCTTGATGCTTTGATTAGAAAAAAGATTGACGAAGACCCTTCAATCAACTATGATAGAGTCTGGTCATCAATCATTGCACACGAAGGTTCTGTACAGCATGTCAAGTTTCTTTCTGATTACGAAAAAGATATATATAAGACAGCAATGGAAATTGACCAGCGTTGGGTTATCGAACACGCTGCTGATAGACAGATGTTTATTGACCAAGCACAGTCTCTGAATGTATTCTTTCGACCAGACGCAAATGTGAAATATATTCACGCTGTTCATTTCTTAGCATGGAAAAAGGGTCTGAAGACGATGTACTATTGTCGGTCTGAGAAGATTGGCAAAGCAGATAAGGTATCACGTCGTATTGAAAGACAAGTAATTCAAGAACTAGATATGACCGCCATCGCAATGGGTGAAGAATGCCTAGCATGTGAAGGGTGATAGAGGAGAGATATAATGTTTATGACTGATGATACGAGAACTTCTTGGAATATGCAAAAGAGTGGTTACGAACTAGTCGAGAAGTTATCGTTTGAAGATAAGGCGATTAAAAAGTTTGTACCGACGCTGAAAGAGATTGGTGTGCATCCTTATAGGTGGGTTCGTCTCACTGTACCTGAAGGGTTCATCTATAAGCCACACAGAATGCCTATGGCGCCTGGACTAAAGATGTTGCTTGATATTGATTTTGCTAGAAAGGCATACACTACATATGACTACCTAGCATGGAAACTTCGTTGCTATAATAAGGGTTGCATCACATCAAATATTGTACCGCCAAACAAAGTGTCTACCGAAGCTGAACAGGCTATCAATGAGTTGTTTTTGATTATGATTGATTCCGAAACAGCGAAGTATCCTATTTCAGGAGCTAAAAGAAAATTGATTGGTGCTATGATTAAACATTTCAACGGAAGCGCATTGAAGACTCGCTCTGGAGACGACCAAAGAGTTGCTGATGAGGATTAAAATAGTTACATCAGATTGGTGTACTTATTGTGAATCTGCAAAGAAACTTCTGAGGGATAATGGGTTAGACTATGCCGAGGTTGACTTGGCTGATAGTTTTGACCTCATGGCTGAACACGATCTTCGTACAGTCCCTCAGATTTTTGTTAATGAAAAACTACTAGCGGGGGGTTATACTGGTCTCAAAGAGAGCATAGACCTCCTAAAGAAAGGAGATGACGATGAATAAAATCGTTATTGCTGGACTGGTATTCGTAGCAGTCATTATTGGTGCTGTGTATCTATTTGGACCTGATGTTAAAGGTTCTTTTGTAGAGACAGCAGCACCAGCAGCTACAATACCTGAAACCCCAACTCCAATCAAAAAGTAAGGAGAACTACAATGCAATGGTTTAAAGATCGAATGTCAGAGCGTACTACACTAGACGGCACAGTAATGGTTGTCGGTGGTCTTGTACTGCTTCTATTGCCAGCAACAGTTGTTAAGATTGTCGCTGGTTGCGCTCTTGCTTATGGCGCATATACACTAATCATGAAAGGCTAAAAAACATATGCTAACCGATGAGAGGCTTTATTTTAAGCCATTTAACTATCCTAAAATGTATGATCTATGGTTAAAGCACGAGCAATCTCATTGGTTGCATGGTGAAGTGCCGATGATGGAAGATATCAAAGACTGGCGTAATCGTTTATCAAGCGCCGAAAAATATTTTCTTGTACAAATCTTTCGGTTCTTTACGCAATCTGATATCGACGTGGCAGGTGGTTACGTTAAAAACTACCTGCCACACTTTCCTCAACCAGAAGTCCGTATGATGCTTATGGGATTTGCTGCTCGTGAAGCAATCCATATCGCTGCGTATTCACATCTAATCGAAACTCTTGGTATGCCAGAAAGCACATACAACGAGTTCCTAGAGTATGATGCTATGCGTGAGAAGCATGAGTACTTTATGGCGAAGGTAGATAACGAAGCAGTGCTACCAGTTAAGATGGCTGCAATCTCTGCATTCACTGAAGGACTAGCACTATTCAGTTCGTTCATTATGCTACTGAACTTTCCTCGTCACGGTAAGATGAAGGGTATGGGTCAGATTGTTACATGGTCTATCGTTGATGAAACAATGCACGCCGAAGGCATCATTGCTCTATTTCGCTCATACCTTGAAGAGAATCCAGAAGTTTGGAATGATGATACAAAAGGTCAAATCTACTCTATCGCAGAGAAGATGGTAGAACTTGAAGACGATTTCGTTGACCTAGCATTTCAGATGGGTGAGATGGAAAATCTTACAGCGACAGAAGTCAAGCAGTACATTCGTTACATTGCTGATCGCCGTTTGATTTCTATGGGTATGAAAGGTATTTTCAAAATCAAGAAGAACCCTCTTCCGTGGGTAGAGGAAATGATTAACGCTCCTACTCATACGAACTTCTTCGAGAATCGTTCTACCGACTACGCTACCGCAGCACTGAGTGGTTCTTGGGAAGATGTTTGGGGACAGAGTAATGGATGATGAATATAATGTAGAGCATACTTGCGATTCGTGCGGAGCGGTATTCACTATCAAACACGAACTATATGATGAAGTTCTCTATTGCCCTTTCTGTGGCGATGATACGTTGATTGATGACGAGGAGACGGTAGAGTGACATGGTTTTACAATGGTGAAGAATTCTTAGATATACCTGAAGATTATATTGGTTTCGTTTATATTATTACACAATTAGATACTGATAAAAAGTATGTTGGTAAGAAGCTATTTTGGTCTAAGAAGACCTTACCTCCACTCAAAGGTAAGACTCGCAAAAGACGTAAGATAGTTGAGTCCGATTGGCAAGACTATTTTGGTAGTTCTGAGTTGGTGAAGCGTCTTCTACTAGAGAATGGTAGAGACGCTTTTCGCCGTGATATTCTTTACCTCTGTAAGACTAAGGGAGAAATGGGTTATCTAGAAGCCAAAGAGCAGTTTTATAGAAACGTTCTGCTGGATAACTCATATCTAAATGGCATTATAAACTGCAAAATTCACCGCTCTCATGTAAAATCTTTAAAAAAGGGTTGACATTCGTTTCTAAAATGATTATATTAAATATATCAGAAACGAAAAGGAATGACGATGAACAAATCTCAGATGATTTATGATCAACTGATGTGCGAATGTGAAAATGCCATCGACGATTTCGCTAAGTCGAAATTCAGCCTGTATCGTAGGCTGATTGTTCTCAAGCCAGCAAAGAAGTATGCAGCTAAGATTGCTGAATATTATTCTCGCTTGCAGGAAGAGCTACGAGAGTTGGTTGAGGATAAAACTCCTGACCTCGTTGAATCATACGATTATCTCAAACTCCCACAACGAAAGAAGTTTCTCGCATTTGTGACTACTCTTGTCGAAGACGCTAATTCTTATGCTGCAAGCAAGAAGAAGGTGCGGGTGAAGCGCAAGGTGTCATCCGAGAAGATTGTTTCAAAACTCAAATACAAACAGTCTGATGGTGACTTCAAGCTGAATAGCATTGACCCTATCGTCATTCCTCAGAGCGAGGTGCTATTCGTTTTCAATACGAAATATCGTGACTTGTTTATCTACCAAGCAAAGGAGGGCGAGAAGCTATCTGTAAAGGGTACGACCCTACAGAACTTCGATGAGGAGAAGTCGTTCAAGAAGAAAATCCGCAAACCCGAAATTCTTAGTAGTGTGCTAATATCTACTAAACTTCGTTCTATCAAAGCGTTCAGTGAAATCAAAACAAAGCCAGGTGTTGCAACAGGTCGTATCAACGGCGACTGTGTTCTACTGCGAGCAATATAGGAGAGAATGATGAATCACACTGACGAAGTTAAAGAGTATAAAGGTGTAGCATATTTTAAAGACCGTAGAGATGCTGTGGCACATATGGAAAAATATGCACCGAAAGGAATGATTCGTAGCTATGGTAGGGGTTACGCTGTTCAAACTGTAATATCTGGCCCATACCTTAACAAATCTGGATCGACTTGGTTGACAAAGATGCCAGATATTACTTGAATAAGTAAAACTTAATGTGAAGGAGAGATTAATGGATATTACATTTACCCCAGATGACCCAGAAATTGGTGAAGTTGAGTTTAAGTTGGATAAGGAGAGCGTTGCATCGAATGTGATTAATTTTCCAAAACGAACATCACCAGACTTTGAGCCTCCTCAGAACAGAGAGCAGCTACACGAGCGAATCAAAGAGGAGCAGGTTGAAGTAGCGATTGACATTGCTACTGAAGTTCTTGTGCAGACACTGGGTTCGCTACGAGATATGGGATTCAATATCAACAAGAATGAGAAGCTAGGGTATGATGCTGCTCTGATGGTAGAATGCACAAAAGCCTTAATCATGAGAATGCAAGGGAACCAACATCCTCTACACAAAAACATTGAAGACATTATTCCAATGGAAGAGTTTGGTACAGACCCAATCACATACTATAATGAGTTTCTATCCATTCTCGACGGTGAGGAATAATTTTTGAAATAAAAGTCACAAAAGTGGTTGACTTTTGTTTTGAAAACTGTTACAATATGTATATTGAATGATTGAAAAGGAAGAAAGAAAATGGCTCACGAACTTGAAATCGTAAACGGTGAAGCGCAGATGGCATATGTTGGGGATGTTCCTTGGCATGGTCTGGGCGTTGAAGTTCCTGAAGACACTTCTGCTATGGACATGATGTCCCTTGCTGGTCTCGACTGGCGTGTTGAAGAACTCGAATCTTTCGTCGAGTTCAATGGTGAGAAGATTCCGACTGGTTCAAAAGCGCTCGTGCGTGACATTGACAGTAAGGTGCTAACTCAGGTTGGCGCTAACTGGAACCCAGTGCAGAACTCTGAAGCGTTTGAGTTCTTCAATGAGTTTGTTGAAGCAGGTGATATGAAGATGCACACTGCTGGCTCTCTCAAAGATGGTCAGATTGTCTGGGCGCTCGCCAAGGTCGAAGATGACTTTGAACTCT